AACAAATTGAATACTAAACTGCACATTATAAAGACCAGAATAGTCTACTTTTACTTTGTATCCATCTACTAAACTTGTGCCTAAAGAATAGTCTGTAGCATTAAGTGTAATGTTTGCTGTAGCTGTTGTAGTGGCTATACTTTGGTCAGTCGTATCTTGAAATGCACCGTATGGAAAGTATGTACTAGCTGACGTTTGTGTTTTAGGTTCTAGCCCAATATAAGAGTTATAACCTATACGTTCATCATAGATAGTTGTAGATGAAGCACCACCTGCAACTAATGTAATATCACCTGTATTGTTAGACTTACCTTCTACAAGGTTATTTACAATTTCAGCTACACTTCTAGGGTCACCACCTGTCCAAGGTAGTTTACGGTACATATCACTACGTGCCATTATCTAGTTCCTTGTTCAGAGTAATCTATATCCATACCAATTGCAGATGACCAGTTAGCACCGGTAGGTGTTAAAGCTATTCTATGATAACGACCTGCACTTCTTACAGAGCATCTATCTTCTGCTGTAGCTGATACAGATGAACTATAAGTAATAGTATCATCTAACATTCTACGACTTGCTACTTGCACGTTTGCAGAGCCATTATCTACAGAAGGTCTAATAAGAGTTAAGACAGAGTTATAACCATATTCTAGGTCATTAGTAATGATAGAACCTGTAGCGTTAGTTCCTGTGAATGTAATAATTCTAGTATCACGAACACCACCGAATAAGAACTTACCGCCTTTATATAGTCTATCGTCTAGTGTTGTTACAAGTGTATTTTCTGTTTTAAGTCCTGCTGCTGATGCTGCCATATCTATGGCTACACCTGTGCCTGAGCCTGCACCTGTAGCTGTAAATAATACACCTACAGTATTAGCAACTGCACCTATAGCTGTAAAACTTGTATTGCCTACTGTTCTAATTGTATAAGACTTGCCTACGACAAATGAACCTGCATTAATATTGTAAGCAGCATCAAGACCGTCTAATGTTGCACCTGGAGTAGCTAGTGTAGATAAATAGTCTACATCTGTATCTGCTTCACACCATTTTTGTGTTTCAAAGTTATAGATAAGTAGTGAACGACCACCAGAAATATTGCCATAATTCCAAATGACTAAATTACGTTCAGGGTCTACTGCTGTTGATATAGAGTCAATATCACCAATGTTAGCGTTGTTAAAGAAGTATCTGTCTACTTTTTCAGAGCCTATACCTGTTAATGTTTGACCATTGGTCGCATAAAAACCGTCATCTGATAAGAAGTAAGCTGTACCTGAGTATTGTGCTATAGAATTACCTTCTATACAACCTACGTTACGAGAGATAGTGTCAAATTGGAATATAAGCGGTGTGCCTATATATGACATTCTGACAATGGCTTTTTCTAAGAATACAATACCAAACTCACCACCTACGACACCGGTGATATCACCACCATCAGGGATAATTTGATAGTCACTTTGAGATGTTGCTGTAGTAGTCCAAGTGCTTGCATCATTGATACCTGACCATTGCACCTTACTAGGTGATGTACCTGCACCAATATTACCTGCGACTACAAAGTCACGAACTACTGTAATGTATTTAGAAATAGGGGCATCTGAACTTACGTCTGCAAAAGCTGTAGAACTGTTTACGTCAAAAGACTGTATCTTTTCAGAGCCATTAGATGCAATTGCAAGACTACCAAACTGTAAAAATTGCCATCTATTTGTACCTGTATAACCACCTGACTTAGACTTGTCTACTAGAGATAAGTCATTATTGTCTACTTTAAATAGTTTAGTAGCACCACCAGCAAAGATAAATACGTCATTGTCTAGTTTAGCAGCAAAGCAATTATTCAAGTTTTCTGAAGCTGCACTTGAAAATGTTACTGCTGACTTAAATGGACCATATCCTACAGCTAAAGGAATGACATTATTAGCTTCTGATACAGAGTCTAATATACTAGGTTGGTCAGGTAACCAGTCTTTAAAAGATATGCGTTGTACTGGCATATTAAGCCTTCATAATATAGCAAAGAGCATAGTAAGGAGGTAAGTTAGCATTAGTACCACTAGAGCCTGTTGTAGAGTTTGCTACTGTAATACCTGTTGTTGCAGTAGAAGTGCTAACTGTACCACTATCACGAATACCTGCATTTCCACCACCAACTGTATCTGCAGCACTATAAGGAAGTGTATGTGCATGTCCAGGGTCTGTTACAGTTGCAGTATGAGTATGAGATACGACTATAGCATCTGCACTACCACCTGTTGCACCTACAGCATAAGTAGATGTAGCACCTACTACAAAACGGTTACGTAAGTCTGGAGTAGAACTTGAACCATCACATAATAACCATCCACTAGGAATAGTGGCTGAAGAACCTGACCATAGCATTATCATGCCAGCTACAAAAGCAGTACCCCATGTAGGTGTTGTGCTACCGCCTGCTGATAACAATACTTGACCAGAAGCACCTGCAGTTCCATCTAGTCTAAATGCACCTGTAATATCAACTGTGCCTGAAGAAACTAATGTACCTGCTACTGTAAATGGGTCACCACTAGAACCTGTTTGTTGGTCTTTTAGTAATGCCATTAAGCTACGAACAGCGTTGTTTAAGTTAGCTGGTGAACAACCTTCAGCAATATTGATATTAGTTATATCTGTATTGTCTGCTGCTGTTGTGCTAAATTCTGAAATTTTGGTTTTTGCCATGTTTTATCCTTGTCTAAGCCATGTATCTGATGATGGTGAAATTGTTGTCCATGTGTCTGAACTTGCTGATGATGGTGTCCATGTATCTGAAGATGGTGTGACAGGTGTCCATCCTTCACCTTGTATAATTCCGTTTGCTGTAACTGTGGCTATAGGTGTAATAGATGCACTTGCACCTGCTACAATACCACCTAAACAATAGACACTTGCATTAGCGACTATGTGTCCATTACCACTTACTACATATCCTCCTAAACAAGATACAGTTGCATTTCCTGTAATGCTTGCAGCATTTGTTCTTATAACTACATAATTAAGTTCTACTGAACCGTTAGCAGTAATACTTGCTGAACCTGTAATCTCAAACGAACCTAGTGCAGTTACAGTAGCGTTACCTGTAATTGAACCTGCACCATTTCTTATGCGTAAGTAAACAGCACTTACATCAGCAGTTCCATTTATAGAACCAGTATTTAATCGTATTCTTGTTGCATCACTTGTGACAGTAGCGTCTGCTGTAATAGCAGCACTAAATGGTTTTATTGCATTAGCGTTAGCAGTAACAATTGCGTTTGCATCTACTTGAGCAGAGGCTAATACTATGCCTCCTATCTTACCTAGTGTGCTGAAGGAGGTTTCAGCAAATGCACTTATGCCAAACATTTATTACACAGCCTCTTCTACTAAATCCCAAGATGTTGTTGCTTCATTCCATGTATATCTTTTATTGTCTGTAGGATAATCTACAGGAGCTTTCCATTGGCAAGTTGCTTCATTTAATAACCATGAATTAAATGGTTTAGGTGCAATAAAAGCATCTAATGTTTCATTATAAGTGTATCCTACACCAGCATAATTCTTACGAATGTTCCCGTTATAAGATGTTTGTTTCCAAGTACCACCTAAAAGATTAGAGCAAAAGTCTGTACCTATTTGTTCAATCTCAACACCTTCTTCATTGGAAGTATCTTTGTTATCTACCACTATAACTTTAGTTACAATGTTATTTTCTGTTTGTGCAAAATGTGCCAAGTTACTGCTCCTTAATTAACTTAATGTTCCGCTAGATGTAAATGTATGAATTGTGTTTCCACCTGATGATGTTACAGTTCCGCCTGTAAATACTTGTGAGCCAGCGTATGAGATAATAACTACGCCTGAACCGCCTGTTCCTGCTGAGCCTTGATAAATGCTATAAGCTCCACCACCACCACCACCTGTGTTTGCAGTTCCTGAAACCGCATTTGATATTAAGTAAGCCGCACCAGCTCCACCGCCCCCAGTTCCACCTGTTCCAGCTGTATTAGTTCCAGCTCCACCACCACCGCCAGCATAGGTTACTGAGCTACCTGAAATAGAAGATGCACTTCCGTTACCACCATTACCTCCTACACCATAAGTAACATTGGCTGCTCCTGCTGCACCAGCACCGCCTCCACCTGCGGCAGCGTTACCTCCTCCACCAGCAGTTGCACCAGCATTACCTTGTCCTGCTGTTGCTGCTCCGCCTGTTCCACCTGCATAAGGTGATACGCTAGAATTACCGCCACCACCACCTGAACCTCCATCTTTTCCGTTGTTGCCAGGTGAAGCTGCAACTCCACCTCCACCACCACCACCTACAGAGGTTACAGTAGTAAGCCCTGTGCCTGAAATAGAGGAGTCTGTTCCGTTTGTTCCTTGAAGAGATGTGCTTCCTGCACCACCACCACCAACAGTAATTGTATATGTTGTAGTTGTAGATAATGTAAATGTAGAAGCTAAATACCCACCAGCACCAGCACCACCAAAACCACCACCACCGCCACCACCAGCCACAGAAAGATAGGATGCAGATACAGTAGTGATAGTAGGTTTTGAACCAATAAACATTTGCATTATTCCACTCATTATGTAATATTTCCTGAAATAACACAAACTGTTGAACTAATAAATAATATTGTAGCTACGCCTCTTGTTGCTAAAGTTACAGACGCTTTATCTGAATCTGTACCTGCTATATATGCTGTAGTAATTGTACAAGTGATTGTTATATTTCCTGATGTATTATTAAATATTGAAATAGCGTCACCTTCAGCAAATGTTGCATCTGGTATAGTAATAGAACCACCTGAACCAACTTGTACATATTTACCAACATCTGCTGTAGCTAAAGTATATGAACCTGTTTTAGTTCCAACTGCTGGAATATTTAAAAATCCTAAAGTACATGTTGCGTTAGGTAGTGTATATGTTGTTGTGCCTGCTGTAGCTTGAGCATTAAGTGTAGATGTACCACTTGTAGAACCAGCTAATTTTAAGTTTCCTGAATTAAATGTTTGAGTAGCTGTAAATGTAGCTGCTGTGCCTGGAGCTACATAGTCTGTACCAGCAGAAGCCGCAGTTAATCCAGTAGAGCCATCACCTTTTTGAAGTGCTGTACTAGAAGTTAAGCCAATAATAGTATCGCCTGACTGTAATTCTTGTATTGTTGTGCCATTAAGCACTAATCCATAACGAGTTGCCATAATTTTCCTTAACTTACTGTAACATTAATTGTTGAGCCACTTCTATTTAATACAGGTAAAAAACCATTAGCCAAAGCAACGTCAGCAGTAGTTGTATCTCTTTTAGTCACTACCATTTTAGTAGGTAAATTACCTAAATAGATTGCTTTTTCAGCAGGGTAAGTAACAAAGACATCTTTTGTACCTGCACTAAAATTAACTGCACTTCCACTATTGCTAGACTCTAATATAGTATCTCTAGATAAAGTAGTGCCTGATAGTGTATATGTTCCTACACCTACTTCCCATTCATTTGTATTGGCTAACTGTATCGTATAGAACGTAGTATTAGTATCACCAATTACAGAGAATGACTGAAATCCTGTAGTAGCACCGCCTAATGTAATTGTGCCTGTGCCTGTGGTCGTAGTGGTTTCTCTTACCCTATCTTTAACGACTAGAGCCATGATTTATCCTTACGCTAATGTAACTGAAAGGTTACCTGTTGAAATCTTAAAGATATCGCCAGAGTCAATAGCTTTAGCTGTATCCAAAGCTGTATGGTATAAAAGATTTCCTGATGTTGCTGCGTCATTAATACCAATCCAACCTACTGTTCCCCATGAAGCTGTTGCTGTTGGGAATGTAACGTCAGCAGAGTTTGTAGATGCACCGTTAGATGGTGCACCAAATGTAACTGCTGTTCTAGCGTATGAACCACCGGATACTTCTGTACCACTACCTGCGTCTGTAGGGTCTGAAGTCCATAGTGATACATATACTGTTGCGACTGATGTATATGTTGTGTTGCGTAGAGTTGCATTGATTAATGCGTTCTCTAAAAAGTTACTCATTTCTGCCATGATTTTTCCTTTATCTTGGTGTTACGCTTAATGTTGTGTATGGATATGTTGCACCTAAATCACTCTTCTTAATATTCGCAATTGCTCTATCGTATAAAGCAGACCATGTAGCAATTCTTTGGTCGTTCATAAGATATGGTTCTGCCTCTGCTAGAGTTGCGTAAAGTAGAGCATCTGGATAGTATGCTAAGAACAAATTACTAGCTGTTGTGCTAGAGATAAATGTAGGTTGAGCATAATATAAAATTTGAACTGTGTAGCTTGTATCAGGACCTGGTGCAAACTTAAATTCTGTACCTAACATTGTAAAATAGTGAGGTCTGCCTGATAATGTTGTTTGACCATCTCTAAAGAATAAGTCAGGTGACTGAAACTCTAGTAACACAGGTGGGTTACCTAACATGTGTATTTCTCTGACTTCTAAAAAGTCTGTAGGAAAGCCTACTGTGCTATCTGTAGTGTCAGCAGTAGCGACTTTTAACATTCTTTCTGTTCTTAAATCACGAGTCATTCTAAATTGTGCCATCTGAATGAAGTCAGGTATCTGTGATGTTAAGTCTGTTCGTGCTAAGTAGTTTTCTACCGTAGTTACAAACGAGGTATAGTTAGTAAACGCCATCTAATTGTCCTTTTAGTCTATCCCAGCACTTGTCCATCTCATCTTTATGCCATTCACTAGCAGCTAATGAGCTTAACCATGCTGTTCTGTCAAAATATGTTAAGTTTTCTATGTCTTTAATGTTATTGGATACAGGGTTTGCAGGGCTATAAGGTGAACCTATGACAGGAACACCACGAATAAGTGCTTCTACATCTGCGACACTACCAAAACTCACAATGACATGAGCTTTTTCTAATGTTTGTTTAAAGTCACCTTCGCCTTTACGCTTAAT